CACGTTGCTAACTAAAGCGAATAATGCGCTCTTAGTTGCTGAGTCCAAAAATGGACTTAAATTGCTCTCTTCTCCAGCAATTGTCAAAGTGAAACCTGACAAGTCAGCTCCAGCTCCTCCGGTTACTTTTGTGCAATTTGACATCGTTCCGTTAGCTGCACCAACTAAAAGAATATTTCCATTATAATCCTCTACGAAAACGTAAGGACGAGACGCGCAAATCAATTGAACCTGAGCTTGTAAGTCAGCCGATAATTTTGGAAGAGTAACCGCTAAAGATTGAGCGTTTAAAAATGTTCCGTTATCCTGTGAGCTTGTTCCGGTTTCTGTTAATGTATTTGTAGTCGCTTTAACTTCGTATTTGAAAACTTCGTCCAAAGATCCCAAACTTGTAACCTCGTGAGCAGCAATAACAAAACTATAATCGTCGTAATTGGCGAAGTATAAATTTTTGTAGCCACCTCGCTGGTCTTTACATCCTAGCAGTTTACCCGCTGAAATTAGACATGCCATATATTTTAAGTTTTTTATTAAAAACCGCCCAAATTAATGAGCGGTATTTATGTTAATTAATTAGTCTAAAGATAACCAAACGATTTCCTCTGCGTTGTAATATCCAACACCAACGTTGTAAACTACTTTACCTCTAACTTTTCCAGTTAGTAAACCGATTTCGTCTTCGTCAACAAGTGCCACTTGATTGTGGTCTGCTGTTAATCCAGTAGCAAAAACTAAGTTTTTCTTTTCGTAGATAACAACTGAATTACTTGGTAAACCGTTTAATACTGTTAACGTGTGACGTCCGAATGCCAAAGCAAAGTCAGTATTTCCCATTCCATAAACAATCCCTTGAGTAGATAAGTAAAAAGCGTAAGCCTGAGCAACGTCTGGAGATACAGCAATTACTAACTCTTTATTTCTCAAAGCAATTGGCACCGCATTTAAAGCTGGTTTTAAATATTTAGTCAAAACGTTAGCCTCAGTTACAGCAGCGTCAGCAGTTGGCTTGTTAACGTCTCCGTCAGCAGCGAACAAAGTTAACCAACCGTCGAAGTTAGTTGAAGACGTCCACATGTCAGACTCTAATTTTTCACCGATAGCTCCTAAAACTTCCGCTTGTATTGCGTCCATTATATCGCTTGGTGCTGTTGCGTTAGCAGCTCCTCCGCCCATAATTCCGTCAGACCAAGTCTGTCTGAAATCTTCTTTGCAAACATCAAAATCGTTTTTGAATTTGAAAGGCTCGATAGTATTTTCGTTTAATACGATAGTCCCAGCTGGAGCAAAACCGCAAGTGTATGCAGTAGTCCCGTCTGTATATGCGATTTTACGCAAAGACAATTTAAAGTTTACATTTTCAGCGATAGTAACCGCATTTTTTTCGATTGTGTCAATCGTTTTAAACGCTTGTCCGATAATTGCACCGGCAGCAGTTCCGTTGTAGTTCGATGATACAGTTGTAGTTGTAGCCATTTTTTAAAATTATTTTTTTAAGTTATTTAATATTTTTTTTGATCTTGAAAGTTTCACATTTTTTGTTGAAGTTTCAGCAACTTCCGGCTTTGCTTTTGTTGACGCTTTTACCTCAACTTTACTAGTTTTAACTTCAGCAATTTGAGCGCTTAATTCGGTACGAATTGCCTCAATTTGTTTTGAAACTTCAACGCTCATATTGGTAACGATTGCCTTAATCATTTCCTCAGTTGACATTTCCACAGCCTCAGCCTCAGCCGGAGCTGCGTCTGGCGCCATTTCCTCAACCATTGCGTCTTTAATCTCAGCAATTTTACCCTCTTCGGTAATTACTAAAATTCTTCCGTCTTCAAGTTCATGCTCTCCAATTGGAGCAGCAACTTTGTCACCATTTTCAGCAACGATAAAAACCGCTTGCCCAGCCTCAAAAGACTCAGCCTCTAAAATAGTCACACCATCTTTTAGCATCATTGTAGCCATTGCAACTTCAATAGTCTCAACAACTTCAATTTGCTCGGTTTCTGTCGATAATGTAATCGATGCGAAACCCTCTTTTATTGCG